CACGTTGCTAAGGAAGAGATTCCAGTAGCCGCTAATGTTCCGCTTTATGTGGGCGTAGACTTTGGATTGACGCCAGCCGCAGTTATCGGGCAGAAGGTTCGAGGCAGATGGTTCGTGCAATCAGAGATTGTTGCTGTAGATATGGGCATCGTGCGCTTCTCTGAAGTGCTAAGACAAGAATTGGCGACTAGGTTCGCCGCTGCCGGGGAAGTCATTATATATGGCGATCCGTCAGGAGATTTCCGCGCGCAAACTGATGAGTCAACTCCCTTTCACATCATGCGCGGAGCTGGCTTGAGGGCTTTTCCTGCGCCCTCCAACTCTGTTGACCTTCGACTTGAGGCGGTTTCCTCCCAGTTGACGAAGATGGTTGAAGGTAAGCCAGCATTATTAATAGATCGGCGCTGTCCACAGTTGATTAAAGGCTTCGAGGGCGGGTATGCCTACAAACGCATGGAGGTCAGCGGCGAAAGATTCGCTGATAAGCCTGATAAGAACATGTTCAGCCACGTTCATGATGCAGCGCAGTACCTTTTCCTTGGGGCTGGGGAGGGTAGGGCGCTAATGAATAATCAAAAACCCTCAACGACTGTAGTGGCTGGACGTTCATTCGATGTTTTTGCTAAGAAGAGGCCAGATCGTAGGCAAGGTCTTTGGTCAAGGATGTAATTGTGCGTTGATTTATCGTTTATCTTGTGCATATCCAGAAGGTAGATAAAGGAGATTGGTATGTGTTTTGGAGGTGGCGGCGGCTCCACGCAAGCGGCAGCGGATACGGCGGCCGAGCAAGCTAAACAAGAGGCAGCGGCGGCAGAAGCAAAAGCAGCGGCTCAAGCGGAGGCAGCCGCGGCGCAAAAAGAAGCAGTTGAAAAAGCAACCGCGGAAGCCCTAGAGGTTTACAAAGCTGAACAGGCAGCTCAACGTCAATTAGAGTTAGATAAAACTGTAAAAGAACGAGATGAGACTCTTGAGCTGATAAAATCTTTGCAATCAAATCAACAAAGTTTAATTTCAAACCAACAATCTTATATGACGAAGCAAACTGCGGAAGCTGAGGCGGAAAAAGATCTAGGTCCTGCATTGAGTATGGCGGCTCAACGTCAACAGAGAATTTCAAAATTTGGCTCAATAGCAACAAGGGGTCGCTCCTCTCGTCGATCCGGTTCACGTAGTCGCCGCAGTTTAATTACAGGACTTGGTGGTGGCATTGGTTATTATGATAGGTTTGCTAGCTAATGGATAATGTAGCGCAGAAGTATATGAAGCTGTACGACTCGGCAAAAGCAAAACGTGAAAACTTTGTTCCGCTGTTCGACGAGTGTTATGAGTATGCGCTACCACAGCGCGAATCTTTTTATTATGAGGCAACTGGACAGCGTCGAGATGATCGAATTTTCGACGAAACAGCCGTAGTTGGCGTTCAAGAATTTGCGTCCAGATTGCAGTCTGGTCTCGTGCCTAACTTTGCTAGGTGGGCTGACCTTACCGCAGGGTCTGAAATACCAAAAGATCAACGCGATGCAGTTAATAATGATCTTGATGATGTAACTGATTACGTCTTTGAGGTGATACAGAACTCTAACTTCTCTCAAGAAGTGCATGAGTCCTTCATGGATTTAGCTGTAGGCACTGGCGTTTTAGTTGCAGAAGAAGGCGATGCAATTAATCCAATACGTTTCTCTGCTATCCCTTTGCCTCATGTTGTTTTGGACACCGGGCCTGACGATAAAATTGACCATGTATTCCGTGAGCGTAAGAACATTAAGTTTGGTCAGATTATGGTTTTGTACCCCAAAGCCCAGATGCCACCTGACTTAATGAACCAAGTGCAGAACTCTCCTGAAAAAACAACAACCATCCTTGAGATTGTTTGTCGTGATTACAGTAAGTTAAACGAAGAAGCCTATGTTAGCTATGCTATCTGCATGACAACTAAGTGTGTGGTTTACTCGAAAGAGATGAAGGGAATAGGCTCAAACCCCTTTATATGCTTCCGCTGGTCTAAGTGCGCTGGTGAAGTCTATGGCCGTGGCCCGTTAATTAATGCTTTGTCTGCGATTAAGACTACTAATCTTACCATTGAGTTAATTCTTGAAAATGCGCAGATGTCAATCTCTGGCATTTATCAAATGGAAGATGATGGCGTCATTAATCCTGATACCATTAATCTTGTACCGGGAACGATTATACCAAAGGCAATGGGTTCTTCTGGCTTGCAGCCCATACAAGCTGCGGGAAACTTTGATGTTGCACAGCTAATACTGTCAGATATGAGGTTGAACATTAAGCGTGCTCTATACAATGATATGCTTGGCAATCCAGATCGCACCCCCGCCTCCGCTACAGAGGTTGCTGAGCGAATGGCAGACCTCTCCCGCCGAGTGGGTTCTGCGTTTGGCCGATTGCAAGCTGAGTTAGTTCAGCCTGTACTGCAAAGAGTAATCTATATCTTGAAGAAACAGGGGCGCATTGACTTGCCAACCGTAAACGGCAGAGAGGTTAAGGTTCGCTCTGTTTCTCCACTGGCTCAGGCTCAAGCAAACTCTGATATTACGTCCATTTCTCGCTTTATGGAGCTTGCTCAAGCTGCCTTTGGTCCAGAGATGACACAGGTTCTAGTTAACTCAGAAGAAGCTGCTGCATATCTTGCGAAAAAATTTGGTGTACCAGATAACTTGATTCGTGATGAATCAGAGCGTAAAGAAATAGTTGCAATGATGCAGCAAATGGCAAAGCAACAACAGGCTCAGCCAGAGGCAGCACCGCAACAAATGGGGTAACGCTTGGAAAAGACGAAAATAAACGTGGGCGTCGATGGTATTCAGCGCCCGTTGCAGCGGGATAGAGAGATTAGTCTTAATGTCGCTGAAGTATTCGGGAAGCCATCTGGTAAGGCGGTCCTGCAATACTTGAGGTCGATTACCATTGAAATGGTTAACGGCCCAAATGTATCAACAGAAGAGTTACGACACCTAGAAGGCCAGCGCTATATCGTTGGCCTTATTGAGGCTCGTATTAATCATTCGCATAAGGTGAAAAAAGATGTCTGAACAAAGCACACTTCTCGAACAAACAACAGAAACTGAAGCGCAAGACGAAGCTCAAGTTGAAGCTACGGAAACAGCGGAGGCACAACCAGAAGCAGAGGCGCAATCAGAAGAGACCCTGCTTGCAGGTAAGTACAAAAGCGCAGAAGACTTAGAGAAAGCGTACAAAAGTCTTGAGTCTAAGATAGGCGAAAAGGAAGACGCTATTCGCGAGCGCTTAAAAGAAGAGATGAGCGCCCCAAAAGAAGGTGTGCCAGCTACATCTGGTGAGTATGAACTGCCAGACTTCATTGATGAAGCAGAGGCAATTGAAAGCGATGCCCTCAAAAACTGGGCAGATCATTGCCTTGAGAATGGATACAATCAAGAAGAGTTTCAAAAAGGCATTGAGCTTTATATGCAGTCAATGCCCCAAGAGCCTAACTTAGAAGAAGAGGCAAAGCATCTTGGCGATAATGCAAACGCTCGGATTGAGGCTGCGTCCTTGTTTGCTAACAAGTTCTTCCCAGAGGATGCTATGCCAGCAATTGAACGCATGTGTGAAGGCGCTGATGGCATCATTGCCCTTGAGGCAATCATGTCGGCAATGAAAGAACCATCTATGAATGTGGAAACTGGAACAGCAGATGCACTAACAGAAACTTCATTGAATGAAATGATGCGAGATGAAAGGTACTGGAATCCTCGCGTAAGAGATGACAACTATGTTAAACAAGTTCAGTCTGGATTTAAGAAACTTTATGGCTGAAATCAAAGTATTAACTAGAGGTAAGTACTATCTTACTCCACTTTCTGAGGCGCATGTTGAGGAACTGTGCGCCTCATTATCTGCTGAGAGCAAGCATGAGTTAGCTTGCTTAGGCTACTCCACTGTCACTGAAGCACTCGATGACATTAAAGATCAGTCCGAGTGCTATGTAGCAAAGTCAGAGGGTGGACCTATTATCTGCATAAGCGGATTATTTATAGGATCAAGTATACAATGCCCTCAAATGTTTACAATGTTTACGGATGAAGTGCGTACTAACTTTCAGGTAATGGCGCGTGGCTCTAAAATGTTAGTAAACTTCTTCGATCAAACATATCCCTCTATGCGCATGTCTATACTTAGCGACTTTACAACTATGTTAGACTGGGCTGCGTGGCTTGGGTTTGCAGTTAAGGGAACTGTAACCTACAATAAAAACACATATATTGAATTTGTGCGTTGCAATCCTAAACAAAAGGATGTTTCACATAAACCATCAAGGCCCGTAATGCACTGAGAAGCCCGAAAGGATACCTTCAATGACGATGTTGAGCGGATACCCAAGATGCAAAACTAAATGAACTCTAACAAAGGACTGTTCAAATGGCTAACACAATTGACGTAGCATTTATCAAACAGTTTGAAACCGATGTGCATCTTGCCTATCAGCGCATGGGTTCCAAACTTCGCAATACAATTCGTACCACAAACACTTCTGCTTCTGTTTCTCGCTTTCAGAAGATTGGTACAGGCGCAGCCTCCACTAAGTCACGCAATGGTAACGTGAGCACTATGGAATTGGCGCACACCACAGTTGAAGCAACAATGGCTGACTTCTACGCTGCTGAGTACATTGATAAGCTCGACGAGCTGAAGATCAATATCAACGAGCGTCAAGCTGTTGCTGAATCCGCTGCTTCTGCATTGGGTCGTAAGACTGATGAAATCATCATCACTGCAATGGACGCTGGTGCAAACGCAACTCAGATCGCTGATACCTCTGGTGCATTGGATAAAGCTGACTTGCTTACATTGTTCCAAACTTTTGGCGCAGCCGACATTCCAGAAGATGGACAGCGTTATCTTGCTATGTCCCCTGCTGGTTTTGCTGACTTGTTTAACATTAACGAGTTTGCTTCTTCGGACTATGTAGGCCCACAGCAACTTCCGTTTGCTGGCGGCATGACAATGAAAGAGTTCTTGGGCTTCAAGAT